CTTGGGATTTTTGTGAGTCCTTGGATTAGAGAGGCGGGTGAAAGTCCTGCTTAAAATCATAATGAAGATAGAAGAAGTAAACACAGAGACACACTTAGAATGGCAAAAAAGCGTATAAACAAGCAATACGTCAAAGCAGAGCAGATGTACCACCAGGAGACACCGCTAGCCCAAATAGCACGCAATCTAGGGGTGGGCAGACGTACAATTTATCGATGGGCAAAAATGGGTACTTGGCAAGAAAAAAAAGAACAGATAGCTAAGGATTTAAGAGCAGAAATGCACATAGACATAAAAAAAGAAAAGAAAAGGACAATAGATATTCTACACGCAATAGAGTCAAGGTACGCTGACGAACTAAGAGAAGGAGCAGGAGTACCAGATAGTACTAACGCATTTGTACAATCACAAAAACTTAAGTGGGACATTATAGTACCTAAGACTTCAATACAACAAAACAACTTTATAAAGAACGAACAAAACAATACAGGAATAGAGATTATAATGCCTAAAGGGGTAAAGGAGTTGCTAGATGGCGAAGTTTCACCTAACAGCTAAACAAGCAGTAGCATTCATAAGGCTAACAGACAATAAGCATAAAGAGATAGGCTATGGAGGAGGAGCTGGAGGAGGGAAAAGCATACTGGGAGTATTCTGGATTATTATTATGTGCCTTAAATACCCTGGAACGGCATGGTTAATAGGCCGTAAAGAGTTAACAAACCTTAAACGTACAACACTACTAAGCCTATTTCAAGTAGTAGACATAATGGGATTTAAAAATGAAGACTTATTCACCCTTAACAGCCAAACAAACATTATAACCTTCCCTAACGGCAGCAAAATATTTCTTATGGACACAGCACACAAACCAAGCGACCCATTAAACACACGTTTTGGATCCTTAGAACTAACAGGAGCATTCCTAGACGAAAGCAACGAAAACAACATAGGAGTAGTACAAATTATTAAGACTAGGCTAGGACGTATGAAGAATAAGGAGTATAAAATAATACCTAAACTTCTAGAAACGTTTAACCCGGACAAAAACCATGTTCACAGAAGATACTATAAGCCATGGAAAGAAGGTAAACTACTACCACACGTAACTTTTATCCCTGCACTAGCAACAGACAACCACTACTTAGACGAAAACTATATTGAACAATTACGTAATGCAGACAAGATAACTAGAGAACGTTTATTGTATGGTAACTTTGATTATGACGATGACCCAACAAAGATATTCGATTTTGATAAGATACAAGACATGTTCACTAATAATAACATTATACCAAGCAGACACCAACTATACATATCTTGCGATGTGGCAAGGATGGGAAGTGATAAGACAGTAATAATAGTGTGGAAGCATAGGACAGTAATGCGAGTGGTAACAATGCCAAAAAACACTGTGCCAATGGTAGTAGACGCAATAAACAACTTAGCAAACAAGTATAAAGTGCCAAGAAGCAACATAGTAATAGACGAAGACGGAGTAGGAGGAGGAGTAGTAGACTACTTGCCAGGGTGTAAAGGATTCGTTAATAACAGCACAGCTATAGAGACTTTAGGCTCAAAGAAAATACATAATTATGCCAACCTAAAAGCACAATGCTACTTTAAACTAGCAGAGTACGTAAACAAAGGAGAAATAAGCGTATATGATAACATACCAGAAGAAATAAAAGAGTTAACTATAGAAGACTTAGAACAAATATGCCAAAAGGACCCAGACAAAGACAGCAAGGTAAGGGTAGAAACAAAAGAAGAAATAAAAGAGAAATTAGGCAGAAGCCCAGATTTTAGTGATGCATTAATGATGCGTATGCTATTTGAAGTAAAAAGCACATACAAACCATACGTAGCATAACATACAAAACATACTATATATTATTATTATCAACATATATAAAGGTTAATTAAGTAGTTTAAACATGGCAGAAGACAAGAAACAAGTTAAAGGCTACATAGGAGGACCAGCAAAAAGCCACCAAACAGAAATACTAGGTGGTATTAACACTATGGACCCAAAATATTCTAAGATTACAGAAGCATTCAAAAGTCGAGTAGATGACGAACAAATAAAGTTTCCAAAAGAACTAGGAGCAAAACATCCATTTGATATAGAAAAAGTAGAAAAAGTAATAAACCATGTAGGACTTATAAACAGCTCAGTAGACAAAATAACAGATAGTATTATAGGAAAGTTTAGTATTGAAGTTATAGAAACAAAGAAAGAAAAAGAAGTTAAAGAAGATAAAGGAGTAGAAAATGCACAAGCAATAATAGACAGTTTTGTAGCTGACTCAGACCTAATAAGCCACTTAAAACCATGGATTAAAGAAGGAGTAGGAAAAGGTGGAGGGTTTATGGACTTAACAGACATACAAAACGATAAGATAAGAGTAATTAACGCAAAAGAAATGTATGTTGACAGAACAAAGACTGGAGAAATTAAAGGGTATAACCAATTTTTAGGTGGAACAAACAAAATTAAGATGACAGAAAAGAACACAGTATCATTCACACCAGCACAAATAGCACACTTAAGCATTAACACACTACCAGGAGAACCATACGGATTAGGAATGGTATGGCCAAACATTCAAGCAATAGAACACTACGCAGGAATAGAAATAGACAGACACAAACTTATAAGTAGAAAAGCAGGAGCACCAATACACGCAAAAATGGGACAACCAGGAGAATCAGTACAAAGCACAGACATTGACGCAATGGCAGAAAAACTACAATACATGAATAACCGTACAGAATGGGTAACAGACGGAAATACAGAAATGAAAGTTATAGACTTCGGAGACGTAGGAAAAAGCTTAACAGAAGCAAGCAGATACGACGTAGAACAAATAGCTATGGGTATGAGAATACCAATGGTACTAATGGGAGTAGCAAACGTAGCAGAAGGACTAGCAAAAGCACAACAAGAAGACTATGACAGATTTATAAGTAGTGTAAGAGTAGTAGTAGAAGCAACTATAGAATCAACAATTATTAAACCTTTACTATTAGCAAACGGAATGGACGCATCAGTAAACTTTATATGGGATATGCCCGGAGAAGACGAAAAGAACGCTAGACTAGAAAAACTCCAGTCAGCAATGAGTAGCCCAATGGTAGGACCCGAACTACACGCAGAACTAGAAAGAGAATACGCAAGAATACTAGGATTTGACGAATTAGTAGACATACTACCAACACCTGAAGAAGCAAGGAAGCTCGCAGACGAAGAAAAAGCAAAACAAGAAGCAGAGGCTAAAGCAGCACAAGAGGCAACAATGGCAAAAGCAGCAATAGCACCTAAACCAGCAGTAAAGAAGCCTGGAGAAGCAAATAAGAAGAAGGAACAAAACCTAAAACAACCCGAAGTGCCAGGAGCAAAACCAACAGCAACACTAAGCCAAGAAGTAACACTTAAAGAAATGACAGAAGAACAAATAATCAATATGCCACTAAGCGAATACGTAAACATAACAGAAATACCAGGGTTTAATTTTAGTGACTACTTAGTAAAGATACTACAAAGACTAAAAATAGAAAAGTTTGATGATTTAAGAGCATTAACAGAACAAGACATAATACAAGGATTACTACCAGAAAATGACATAGAAAAATTAAGGATAGTACTAAAAGATGGATTTAAAAAGAACAAAACAATACTAGAAATAGAAAAAGACATTAATACTAGCATAGACTTAAAAGACCGATTAAAGGATAAAGAAGGACAACTAATAGTAACAGCAAAGGCAGAAAAAAGGCCAGTAATGATAGCCAGAACAGAAACAGTAAGGCTTGCAAACGCAGGACTAAAAGATTTATACACAGAAAACAAGGTAGACAGGTACAGATACCTTGCAGCATTAGACGATAGGACATCAGACGTATGCTTAACACTAAATGGACAGGTATTCGACACAGTAGACGGCCTCCCAGGAGTTAATATGCCACCAATGCATGCTAACTGTCGAAGTACCATAGTAGGAATTATAGAATGATGTTAACAGCAGAAAACCTGCCAAAATGTCGGAAGTGCAAAGAAAAAGTTAGTCCAGGAGCAACATACCTATCAGGAATGTGGCTTTGTGCTACATGTCTTATAAATTATTTAGAAAAAATTAAAAAAGAGAAACAGGAGCAAATACTACAAGAATGATATACACAGACCCTCAAACACGTAAGAGATACTCAGTAGATAAACGTAGTATGGACTTTTTATATGATATGGACGGAGACTCAGCAATTGCAGAAGAAGCAGTACCTGTAATTGGAGACTGGGTAGACTATACGGGTAGTGGAACAGTAAATAGTAGGTCACAACAACAACATGCAGGAATAACAAACACATTATTCGGAACAGAAGCATGGGTTGAAGGAGCAAAACTCCCAGATTTAGACCAAACAGGAAATAATAAAGCAACAACAAGGAGAAGAGTAAAGAGAGTACTCGTAAAACTAGATGGCAACACTAAAACTTAAACTTAACACACAAGACGGACACTCAGCATTCACTACAGAAACAATAACTGGATCCTTAAAAGGCATAATCATTAAGAGTGACTGGCAAGTAGAAGTAATTATACAAAGCATAGAAGGATACCTAATATTCCACTCTAGAGAGCATATAGGAACAAAATATTACTCTCCAGGAGCACTAGTAAGAGCAGCAAGACAGGACTTAAGACAACACGACCAATTCGAAGAATACAGTCTAGACGAAGAATTAGAGATCATAATTAGAGGACCAAAAGGAAGAGATATAGACTTTTTAATCCGTTATTCTTAATATATATATCAATTATCAACGTTTAAGTAGTTAACTAAACTAACTATAAACAAGATGGCAGAGCAATTATTACTCGAATACTACGTTCCATTCGAACAAAGTGCAGAGATAGGCGGAGACTTTATGATTAGAGGTATAGCCATTAATGAGACCACAACAGCAAATGGACACAAATTCCTAGGCGAAGAACTTAAAAAGTCGGCTGGAACATTAAAGAATGTACCATTATTAAAAGACCACAATACTTCTGTAGACTCAATCGTCGGAAAGGTAAAACAAGCTAATTTTAATGATTCATTAAGACACATACAATTTGATGCAGTAGTTAAAGACAAAGCTATGATAGAAAAAATCAGAGACGGACTTATAAACAGCGTTTCAGTAGGAGCACGCGTAGACCCTAAAGACATTGAAGAAGTAGGCGAGGGAGTAATTATACCAAGAAATATACAATTCAAAGAACTAAGCCTTGTGGCTGTACCAGCAGATAGCGGTGCAACCTTTGGAGTAGCATTAAACAATGCATATGAAAGGTATAAGTCAGATTTGAAAGAAGATGAAAGGGGGTCTAAAATGACTAATATGAGTGAACAAACCAACAACCCAACACCAGTAGAAGAAGTTAAGAAAGAAGAAGTAGTTAGTGAAGAAAAAGAAGTAGAAGCAGAAGCTGAAACTGAAGAAGTGAAAACAGACGCAGTAGAAGAAAAACTAGCATCTATTGAAGCAAGAATCGCAAAACTAGAAGAAGCAGA